GTGGTTCATGTGGTTCATGTGGTTCATGTGGTTCAGTAGTCTCACGTGGTTCACGTAGAGTACTTCTAGGGGCTTTGCTTTCTTCGCCACGAATGTGCCTAAAAGTATCTATTTGATCATGTCGAATATCTCTGTGCTCTTGAGTATCTTTTATATCTTGAATTTTTTCTTGAGTTTTTTGTTGAGCTATTTCCTGAATTTTGGAACTACGTGCATTAGTCTGAGATTTATACTCTTTAGTAGCCTCTGCTTTTTGCTCTGGAGTAATATCAGGTTTTTTTACTTTCTCCATGTATGTATCAAAAAGTAATTGCTCTGAGGGAGTTTCAGCATCATTTTCAATTTGTTCTTTAGCATCCTGTTTAGCATTAGTTTCAATTTGCTCAGTTTTAGAGCTAACCTCGTTAGCGTTTTTAGAACTCCTTGCGCTTTGAGATTTATAATCTTTAATCCCACCTGCAACATCAGTTGCAGCATTTTTAGTGTTTCCGGTATTGTACCCAATGTCCCTAACAACTCTTTGTTTGGCTAATCTATCTATTTGCTCGGAGGAAAGGTTTTGATTTTCTTTCCTACCTGCTATTTCTGCACGAGCCTGCTTGTATTTAAGGTCATAGTTGGCAACAGATGTGTAAACCTCGTGCCCACTATCTAGAGCATCCGCAGCATTTCCTAGCATTGCAGAGTTTTGAAAAGCCTCTTCCCCTTTATCAACTATTTTGTTAGCTCTTCTCTGCACTTGTTGCTTTGCTTCGATGGCTTTTTTAGACGCACCGGTTAGATTTTTTGGAGAACCTTTTGCAAAGGGAAGAGCAATACCTAGAGCATTCGCTGCCATTTGTTTGTTGGCTAAGCTTGATACGAATCCGCCCACATCCCCGCTAAAAAGCTTATGTGTATGAACATCCCCATATAAATTTTCTGCGTATGCTTTTGAAAAACCAGCAACACCGCTAACTGCATTTCTAGCGAATTGGGGAACTCCGTCTATTTTTGCAAGGGTGTCATCCAAAGCATGTGTCCCAAGCTTAACCCCCTCAGTAGCTACAAACTTTTTACTTCCATGTTTTACACCCTCATAGGCTACTCTACCCATTGCCCTGAGTGCTTGAGTACCCTTACCAACACCTCCGGCAACAAATCGTAATGCAACTCCTCCGGGCACAACAGCAGTTGCTGCTGTTAGTCCAACATCCATTGCAAGACCTATATTAGCTCTTTTAAGCTCAGCATCTGCATCATTTCTATCGCTATTTGCATCAGTAAAAGATGCTTGTCTTTGAGAGTATATTTTTTCAGCTAACTCTTTCTTTTTTACAGGGTCTTTTTCCCCAGCTACATCTTTTGCAGTCTTTTCGGCATCTGCGACAATAGATTGTGCTCGATTTAGAAAATAGTCTTCTCTATCCGCATCAGAACCACGAGTAGTTCTACCATACCAATTTTTTTCACCCCTCCTATATTGGAAACCATCGTTATCCATGGTTTCACGCTCAAGTTGAAATGACTTTTCTGCCTCCTTCCTTACTTCAGGTGGTAAAGATTCAAGCTTTTTCCTAAGAGCATCGCCTTTATCCAACCTAGACATCATTACCTTTTGAGCAATTTCCGGGTTTTTTGTGATGGACATTAAGTCTTTGCTTAAATGTCCACCTATTTCCTGAGAAGTTAAAAACTCTTCTCTCTGCTCGTTAGTAAATCTAGGGCTTTTTAAAATGTCAGACATGCTAAGATTTGCAACAGTATCCTTATTCATGCCAGCTTTAACTGCCATGTTTTCTAGGCGGGTACGTGCAATCTTAAAATCAGCAAAATACTCATTTGCTGATGGAGTTCTTGGCATGTCTAAACTCTTTAGTTAAAGTTTGGAAGTAGTGAAAAATCAAAAATAGCAGGATCTGTGGTAAACAATCTGAGCACATAATTGCCAGTTGTCATACCCTGTTCCGATTTTGTGGCCCCTGTTGAGGCAGTACCCTTCACAATTGCAGGGTGTGCTTCTGCTTTTAATTGCACCTTCTTGGAATGTGTTCCAACCTGTGCGTATGTAAAATTTGCAGGAACTATTGATGGGAACCAATAACCTTTTGGAAGGGTAGGGTCAACAGCCGTATTCTGAGCAAACTCAAACTTGATTGCAAGCCAGTACCCAGTGTTATCCACTGCTATATTACTATATTCAGTGAGTCCTCCAATCTGGCCACTGTCATACACTCCGGGTTGGTGGTCAGCATTGTGTCTTTTTTCTTTTGACCCAGTGTTACCTATAAGACTTAAAAGCTTATCTTCATTAAACCTAGTAAACAGTGCGCTAATGCTGCTTTTGTGGCCTCTTAAAACAAGGTCAATAGGAGCACTACCAGCAACATCGTTGTTCACATCCTCCCACATGTACTCAGTCTCAATTTCAGGAGACTTTTCACATGTGCCTAGGTAGATGGCATTAGCTATGGTGTCTGTCTTATGCCCAACAAAGATGTGCGCTGGACCCGTTACATGAATTTTTGCGAAAGTTGCCATGTTAGTTCACCTTTTCTTTCAGTGCATTGGGTACAGTGGTTAAATGTTTGTAAAGAACAAACTCACGAATACTTGCAGGACCTGCTGCGCCATTTGAATCGACATTTGTCAGGCTATCTGTTTTTATGCTCATTTTTGGAATAGATCTTAGTGCAATTTCAATAGTTCTTGCCCTAGTGCTAAGTTCAGCAAGTTTAAATTTAACGGGAACTACGCTTACAAAGTGCAAACCTTCAGGAGCATCGGTGTTCGATGATCCTGTTCTGAAAGAAGAGTGGAAGGGGAAATAGAACAACACATCAAAATCCAAAGACATTGCCTGTGCAAGACCACCAAGCTTATTCTTCTCTATTTCTCCCCTGCGAGTTGCACCGTAGTACCCTGATTCAATCTTGGCATATTCAACCTCGTCATACCTGTTCATCACACCCTGAATGGTGGCAATCTGTCCCTGCATGGCGTGCGATATTGCACTTTCCCCACCTATATCATTCATCACAGGCTGAGTTAAAGTCTGGATATCAATCACAGGACTCTTTTCAAATGTTCCCAAGTATTCAAGTCCCGTCACATCTGTATTCTCCGCAGAACGCCCAATAAACATGTGCGCTGGTCCTGTAGTCATTATCTGTGCCATTGTTACCCTCTATTGTTGAAGTTCTCGTTTATGTTGGATACACGCATTCCGAAGAACCTATCTAACTCATTGGAAAACAATGATATGTTTTTGCTTATTACAGCTTGATTAGGTACTGATGCGTTTTGATTTGCTTCTATCTCGAACAATCTGTCACCTTGGCGCAGTTGTTCCAGTATTTGCTCGCTCTCCTTGGCTCGTGAGGTCATTGCAACCATGTCCTCGCCACCATAACCACGCCTTGCAATCAGGAGAGCATATGCAAGGTCGCAGCACAACCTTTTGAGAAGTGCCTTGGATTCATCAGTCATACTCAGCAGGTCAGATAGCTTGTACCTCTTACCTGCAAGTATTGCACTATTGATCATGCCAGAAGCATCTGAGAGGGCGGTCTGTGTGACCGCCCCCGCAGTGGTGTTTCCCTTAAGATCAACCTCGGATGCACGTGTGTCGTTGTCGTTTACAAGATCACCAATGCGCCTAAGGTCATACCTCTTAAGCAAGTCGTCAACTGATGCATGTGATGCCATAGTTAAGCAATCGAGTTCTTGAAGTGGAATGCAGTAACAGGAGCAACAACTTCCACACCGTAGTCTTCCACGATGCGTGCATTGATACGCCTGTTATCCGGGTCATCCTTCTGTTCCACAGTCATTTCTTCGTATGCGAAGATGTGCGCAGTGGAGTAGGAAGGAGATCCTTCAAAACCCACCAAATCACCGGGGCGTGCAAGGACAAAAATATCATCCTCTCCCAGTACATAATCGGCAGATCTGGATGCGCCCTTCTTGTTGCTTACTCGCACAACATCTTCAATGATGATGTCGTAACCGTACAACTTGTCAGGCAAACCATACTTGCCGTTAATGCTGTCAGAATCACCACGCACCTGTGCAAGTGCAATGGGGGATTCCTTCAGGTAGGTATGAAGTTCCTTGCTGCGTGAGATTGCATCAGCAGCAGTTGGGTTCATGATGATGCACATGTCTTTGGGACCACATGCACCAAGGGTGTCCTTGTTGATCTTTCGAGCAACTGCATTGAGTGCCTTCTTGAACACAGGTCCAGCAGATGTACCTGTGTTAAGGTCACCGGAATCACCCTCATTGAGGGCCTTACCACCTGTATAGGCGTTAGATGCAGTAGTGCAATTCTGAGATGTGATTTCTCCAGCAGTGCTTGATGCAAGGAGTTTATCCCACACCTTTACAGTGCGTGCTGTCATAGCCTGCTGGGCGTTCATTGCACTGTAAGATGCAACAATCTTCCAATCGGCCTGATCAACAGCCTTATAACCAAGTCTGAATGGGAACACGTAACGAGTGGTGTTGAATGACAACCATTCAAACTTCTCATTATTCCACTCGCCGTGTGGAGCATCATTACCATCGTGCCATACGTGATCTTTCAAATCAGCGTATGCTACACGAGCAGCTTGCTCAGCGTTGAGTTTAAGGTAATAACCTGAAGACTTCTTCACTGGAGTAATGGTTACATACTTGTTCAGTGGGAAATCTTTTGGGTTACGTGAGAACGATACTACTAGCTGCCCAGTCGCATCAAACGAGGGAATATATGTATTATTCCCTGAAGGAAACTGTGCTGCACTACTTACGATATCAGCCATTATTAGTGTCCTTTCTTATTAAGCAATGGTTACTTGGTGAGGGTTTACTTGGATAAGGCATTTTTCACCAGCACTTACAGTTTGCAGTGCGATACCGCCAACATTGTAAGTTCCAGCAGTAGTACCAACATTTACAGCCTTACCATCTGCGTCAGACTTGACCAGTGAACCAGCAGTGCACCCACCAGTACCAGCAGTAACCACGCACACATCTGCAAGACCGAAAACCTTGAGGGTTTTACCGGAAGTCGCAGCATAATAAGTCTGAGAACTACCCAGTGCTTCTGCAATACCGGGAGGTGCAAGAGAACCTTCCTGCGCCACACCGATAATAGATTCACCTGCGCCAGACTGCGCAACAGTGAACTCGCCACTAATCCTTACAAATCTTGCAGGGAAAATATTCCCGCTTGCAGTAAAAGCCGGATTGTACAACGGCATTACCAACCTCCTAAATTAGAGAACCTTTTCGGCATTCATTTTGTCCAACGCTTCGGCGTAGGTGATGCCGTGTGATGTTGCGTAGTCGATAGCTGCATTAACCTCGTCCTTGGTTCGACCACGCAACGCACCAGAACGGGATTCGGTTATGTAAGAGGTGCGCATTCCACCAAGTGGTGCTTTCTGATACCTCTTACGAATGATTTGCAGGTGAGACTTGTACTTGGTGTCAGGCATTCCAGACACAAGTTCCAACTCCTCACCACGGTCCAACATGTAACCTTCTGCTTCCAGTTCAATAAGATCCTTCTCACGCTCTGCACGTTGGAACTTGAGCTTGAGTGTGTTAATCTCCTTGTGGAGCACTTGGTTTTCCTGCTCCATTCTGGAAAGCTTGATTCTGTCGTACCTTTTACCACGTGAAGCTTGCACAGGTTGTTCTTCCTCGGCAGATTCCTCAGGAAGTGGTGCACCTTCATCCATTGGCATTTCTTCTGCTCCAGCTTCGGGTGGCATTGCCTCAGGGGGCATTGCACCCTCAGGTGGTGCACCTTCAGGGGGCATTGCACCAGCATCGGGTGGCATTTCACCCTCGGTTGGTACACCTGCATCCTGACCAGACTGTGCTGCTAGTTGTGTAAGGAACTGCCACACGTCAGTCTGTTGGAGTGCGTTAAGTACTGCGTCAACTATTTCTTGTTTGTTATCCATTTCCATCGTCCTTTGATACTTTTTAACCCCGTTCTTACTCAAACGGAGAAGGCCAAGATCCCTTTCTGGAGTAGTTGCACCAAGCAAACTAATGGGATCAATTTTGTAATCTGATAACCACAGTTCAATGCTGCGCCTTGGGAAGTTGCGCACCTTGTCCACTGTGTTTTTGAAGAATTTGAAAGTCGCAGTGATACACTTGCGACCTGTCTTGAAGAATGGTTCAACCTTTAAATTGGTGGCGTACCCAACAATCTCAGGTTGCTCGCTCTCTGGTGCATCGTCCTTCGTGTGTCCGATCACCAGTGGAATTTCATCGCCAGTATTGCTCATACGAGTATTGTTCGTATTTACAATTTCTTGCAACTTATCCTTGTCGAGCCTTATCACCACATTCCCCTTGTTATCCTTCAACTCGTGCTCGTCAAGGATTGGAACATGGTGCTTAACAATCATATCTTCCATTAAGAACCTCTAAACTTATTAATGGAGTTGTATACTGCACCTAATTTGGATGAACCTTTTTCAAACCTCGCCTTACCATCATTCTGTGGTGCAAACTGACCTTTTTTGTAGGTCGCACCACGCATGATTACCTCGTGCTCACCTGCACGGAATTGCCCAGCAGAGTGGTGCTTCTTCCCAAACTTTTGCACACCGCTTCTCATCTTGTCCCATGCCTTTCCAGCCTTGTTGTATTCCCTCTCAGCAGCTTTTGAGAAAGATCTTAGTGCGGGAATACTGTGTTGAAGTTCTGCACTAATTGCCTCAAGTGCAAAGTAGTCGCCGTCTTTTGCATCCTGAATGAGGTGTTGTGCGTGCTCAGGAATAAGTTTTTGATTTACAAGAGAGTCAAGAAGTTTTTGCACACCACTGGAGTGCAGTACAGTGCGAGCATGTTCCTTGCAGTACATCTCCCGCCTGTTGGACTCACTTGTCATATCTGCGTACAAGCTTGGATCTTGTTGCAGTGAGGATACAGCACCCTCTATGTCTGACCACTTAGCACCCGGAACAAGTTGCTGGTACTTGCTCATGTGCTCAGGTTTTATTCCCTGCAAGTCAGGTGCAAGAAGGTCACCAACAGGTGGAAGTTCCTTGTTTGGCGTATTGTGCGCCCTTAGGAAACCTTCGAGGATCCGCCTTGCTTTGTTGAACTTGTAGGCTTTACCTGATTTGCTGAGTTGCTTTTTGGTTTCCCCTGTGCTGGCTTGCTTTGCAGGGGTGGGTGTCCCACCAGAATTGTTGGAAGACCCGGAACTGTTTTGATTTTGCTCATATTGTGCAATTATGTTGTTATAAGCTTGACGGGATTTGGGAAGCGCACCTGCACTATTCCAGTCTCCATTATGCCCGATAATTTCACCTTGTCCAGTGTTTTCTACCACACCTAGGTTATTTTTTGTAGCAAATTGATCAATGGAACTTCTGTTCGATTTGTTTGGGTCGAACAGCATGATCTTTGTACCCTTCGCACCCGGCACAAGTGTCTTGTATTGCAGGTTAAATTGATTCAACTGTTCCCTGAGTTTACCAAGGTCAGTCTCAGGGTGGTTAATGTGGTACAGGGAGTCAGGACCTTTTTCATTAGGGTGGAATATAAGAACTGATTTTTTCTGTCCTGATAATCCGTGCCACGCAGCAAGGTAGCGCATCTTTGCAGGATCCACCTGTGCGTTGGATGTGTGCACTGTGCTCTGCTCACTGCCATTCGGCCAGTCGCCGATGGCAGTGGAAGAACTTGTCTGTATTCCAGCCTTCTGTGCAATCTGGTCATTCAGTTGAGCATGCGCAATGTTCTTTCCAGTACCCTGCTTTGCAACAGCATTACCAAAAGGAACATTGGTGCGCTGGGAAACAGGTGCGCTTTGCATCCCACCGTTTACTGGTGTGAACTGTGCGTACCGGATTGGTGAACCCGAACGCAGCAACCGCAGTATATTTTCTAATACCTTGGTTTTTGCAAAGGATTGCTTTGTTGCATTTTGTGCCAGTGTGACTTGAGATCTTTCTTTGTCTGCCCTACTGCGAGTCCTAGTTGCTTCAGCGTAGGCATTCTTCCTTCTTTCAACATCTGCTGGATTATGGGGTTGAATTGTTTTGAAATTGAGTGGTGTGGCATTGTTTAATTCTCCATTTTCCCTTTTTAGAATATGTTCAATTCCGTCTTTGTAAGAGTAGGATTCCACCCTAACTCCCATCATTTTGTATAGCTGTTGTTCATAATACCACAGCGCAGCTTGTATTTCATGTGGGTGCAGCTTTTTATCCTCCCCCATGATTGATGCAAGTCTGTTTGATACAAGATCAACCGCAGCATTCATCAATTTTCGTTCATTATTACTCCTTGGAACATCCTGCATTTTGTCCTTTTTTCCAAATACACTACCAAAGATTCTGTTCCAAGTTCTGCTAAACCAAAGATCTTTGGTAACATGCCTAGAATCTCGCATTAGATTTAAATAAAAGGGTCCTCCTTTAGGACCAAATAAATATGCGCCCGGATGATTAGCTGTGGTTCCCTCCTCATCTTTGTAGGGAAGGTTTACATTATTTTTTAATCCTTTAAGTAATTCTGGTGATTGGTCTGACCCAAGGAACTGTTGGAACCTTTCTGGTGTGTTGTACGTGTCACCATTTAATATTTCTCGCATATGTGCGAGCATTTCCCTTGTCACAGATCTTGAGGTCCAAGATTTATATAAACGCTGACCATTAGCATCGTACAAAGGTATTTGTTGATTTTTCTTCGCAGCTAGGTCAAAGTCTTTAACACTTAATCTCTTTAAGTGCAAACTACCGTCCCTGTTTTTCATGTAACTATAAAAAACATTGGATGGTCCTTCATCCTCGTCATCCTCAGAATTTTCATCCGCACCGAGTTTTTGTGCTTGGGTTTTATATCTATCCCGAAGTTCCACAAGTTTATCCAGTTTTGCGTAAGAAGAGAGCTTATTCACGTTTAGAGTAAGTTTTCTTACACGTGTCCCATCCTCAGCAGTTTCAATAACTGTTTTTGGTGCAAATCCTTGTTGTTCTAACATGGAAAGCATCAATGATTGTTTTTCAGGGTCGGCAACATTTAATTGTTTATTGAAGAACTTTTCAAGTTTTGGTTTCCAAACAGCAGAGGTTCCAAAAGTTTTACTGGAAAATCTTCCACCCTCCTCCCCTTTAATACTCTGATCCGGTGGAACATGGTGAAACACCCGCATATGATCATTTTTTGCAGCAGCATCTTGTGCAGCGTACTTAAATATATCAAATGCTTTAACGGCATTCAGTTTTGGGTTGTTACCAAAGCTTGTGGGCGCAAGGAGCAGTTTAAACATAGCCATATTTGCTTTTTGCTGTCTTGCAATCTTTTCATCCTCGCTCCATTTCAAATCATGAAATCCTGTTGTAGGATCTGTAACAACATCCCCAAAAAAACCATGTTCTTTACCAGTAGCATCTTTAAATTTTAAATGCCTTGTGGCGTTGTGGTGGTTTGTCAGGTGAGCCAAACCAACTTCAAATTGCTTAAGATCTTGGTCGTACCATTCTGCACCACTGTGATCCCCATAAGTAAGCGCAGTAGTTAAATCATCACTTAGGCCATATCCACCCAGCGATATTAATAAACCTTCCCTTTCTGCCATTTCCTCATCATTCGCAGGTTCCTTGTTTTGCAGATGTTCAATAAAATTACGGATAGCTACTTGTTTATGTTTTTTGTCCAATTCAGGGTTACTTTTACCCATTCTACGGGTAAAGAAATTGATCATTTTGCCCAACTTGTGCAGTAGGACATCCCCAACATTTGATCTTTGTTTAGCTGCATCATCCCCGGAAGGATTAAAAAGATTATGGCTACTAATATTTTGCACAGAAAGTTTTAGTCTTGCTTCTCTTTCAAGTAATTCCTTGCGTTTGTCTGAGGGTAATTCATTGTCTTTTAGTGCTTCATGTACTTGAGATAACTCCCTGTGAATTTTTGATGTTTGGGCCAATTTTTCAATGTGATCGTTTACCACATTTTTGACATTATTTTCATTTGCAACTTTATTCGTAATTAAATATTTGTGATATCCAAGACTTTCAAGCCTTTGGTGCAGGTCATCTCTACCCTGAATTTTAAGTTTTTCAAAGGACGTTTGATCTTTTGGCTTGCTACTGGCTATTTGTTCTGCTGACCTTGTGGTGCTTGGTAAATTGTTTATATATTCAATAGATTTTTGCTGGGGGTTTTTATTAAATTCCCCTTGAACTGCTTGCACGTCCTGAATATTCGCCTTTTGTCGTGCGATAGGGGGCGCAGGTTGTGGTATATTAGAAGTATCAGTAGTATTATTTTTAGGTTTTAGTGGAGACTTTGCCATGAATTACCTCGATTTTGCACTCAGTCATCCTCGTAAGGGGGGGAAGACTTATTCACAATTTCTGCTGTCGTTGTTGAATGGAAATAATGACCTAAATAAGCGAACTGTCGTTGAATTCCCAAAGTCGGGCGTAGTTCTTAGCATTAGTGGATCTTTTCATCATAACATTGACGGGGAAAATCCCACTAGGTGGTATGATTTTGACATTGAATCCACTTATGAGGGTAAGGTTGTAGGGTCGTATTCTTATCGTTCAGAAGGTCATTTTTACGATAACTACTGTTTGAGATACTTTCTCCCCAGTAAAAAGTGTGTAAAGAAGGAATTTGCTATTTTTGCTGGTGAGTGGACAGATATGCTGCTTTTCATTGAAAAACGAGAAAAAGCCAGAATAAAAAAACTAATGGCTTTAAATGCTTCAACAAATCCCAAATGATCCATCCTTGCGCTTACCATACTTACCCGGCAGGTGCGTGTTAGTGCCAGATGGTACACTACCACTACCTGCTTCGTATTTTAAAGCTTCACCCCTTGCAGTTTTTGGTGGATCCCATTTTGGGCCTTGTGGTTGTTTATCACTCCTTTTGGAGTAATTACCACCAAATTTTCTTTCAAGTTCCGCATTATCTCTGCGCTTAGATTTCAGTGCATCACTACCACCTTTGATAGGTTTACCAGATATTTTGTACCCAATGGTGTGTTGTGTTTTAAAGTTATTTTCGGACATGTTTTGCACCTCCTATACTTGCATTAGCACCTCTAATAATTGTTCCGGGTCCTTGTGCTCCAGTTTTTAAATTGGTCTTTCCCGGAATAAGGGATGGTGCTGTTCCGATCCCAGCTACTACATTTTTTACATTCCCGCTAAGTGCACCCCTTCTTGCAGAGTTACTTGCAACGGCATTAGCTTTGGGAGAATTACCAAGGGTGTTTTTAGCTCGGTCGAGCATATTATTTACACCCTTCTGTTGATCTGGAGTACCTTGCCCCAACATAACTTCTTGTTCTGCGCTGTTTCTTAAAGTTCTTGCAGCATTTAATTTATTTGCAAAATTACCGCCCATGTTTTCCATGTGATACCCTTTTCAAAGAAGTGAAATGTGAATTGCAATTACGCAGTGGCGGGGGGCATTGAGCCCCCGCCCTGCGCCCCGTCTGGTGTAGGGGTACTTTGTGTAGTCGCTTCTGCACCTTGTTGTGCAGGCCCCGGTTGCCCTACTATTGGCACACCAGTCGGCTGACTCCCCATTAAAGACGGGTTAAGTGGCATATTCTGTGCAAGTATCGCATGACCGGGTTGTGGTCTTGATAAGCCTAGAACAGCCCTTAATTCATCCTCATCCAGTGTTCCACCCATCTGGTAGAACGCCTGTGCAGCTTGCAGTGTTTCCACTGCGTTTGGTTTGTCGATATCAAACACAAACTT